TAGTGATGTCTTCACCAGAAGTGGTGTTGATTCTCTGTCCGACATCTAGCATTGGACCAACTAGACGAGCAACATCGAATACCTCGTCAAAGAATGACTTTGGTACGGTGTTGGTGGAAGGAACTAAAGTTCTTTCCTCTTGTCCGAAGGTGTGAGCGCCGCGGGTTGCAGCAATCTCGCGTAGAACATCAGAAGCGTTGCGCTCTGACTTCTCTGGTAGAGCAAAGCCCTTGGAAGCTACCGAAGCTTCTAGTGCGCGCTCCTCGTTGCGCTTGGCAACTGCGATTGCATCGTCAGCGCGACGGATGTCGGCTTCGATGCGGTCAATCTTCTCAAGTTCAGCAGCGTCAAGTCCACGGCCTTCCTGCTCAGCACCCTCGATTACATCGCGGATCTGCTCAGTTAGGTTAGCGCGGATTTCCTGCTGAGCCTTTACGAACTCAGACATTTAGTCTCCTATTTATTGATTTACATTTGGACAGTTGCGCTGACGCAAACTGAACACGGCAGAGCTGACTCACATCCGATGAAATAATTTTACAACTGAATTCCACAAATAAAGAAAACCCCCAGAGGAAAGGACACTCTGGGGGAACCCGCTTTAGCGGTCAGGGGGCTACCGCTTTTCGTCAGCCTTGAGTACGCGAGTTTCTTTTGTTGGCTCGTAGGAGGGAGCTGCGGAGCGAACCGGAGCGTCTAAGCCAACAATTGCTTCAGCCATTGCGTCTGCAAGCTGAAAAATAGCGCCTGCTTCTGGGTTTCCGGCAACCTTTAGAATTGCCTTCTTGATTTCTTCTTTGGTTGCCATGTTAGTTTCCCATCAATAGTTTGAGTTTTAGTTTCTTTAGGTTCAGTGCATCCAAGTCACCTTCAACTGAATTTTCTTCCTTGACGGTGTATGAATCAACTGCCTGGTTTAGTAGGCGGCCTTCTTCTTCGGAAAGCTCCTTGCCTTCTTCTAGCTTGACGATGGCGTCAGCCAGAGCATCTGCGTCAACATTGGCTCTTTCGGCCACCTTGTCTAGACCACGGACAGTTGTAGTGCCAGCAGTAGAGCTATAGGCGGGGAACGCCACAATTGAGACTTCGTGCAAACGGACTGAGCGAAGTGTGCGCTCTGCGCCATCTGCCGACCACTCGTCTCCGCCAGCTGGAACGCTGAAGCCAAAGCTCATTGAATCTACATCCCCACGGCGTAGCAGTTCGGAAGCGTCGCGACCAGCGGTTGTGTTTGGCAGCTGAGCAATTACCTTTAGACCGCGAGTGTCTTCATAAAGCTTTAGTGTGCCAGCGCGGGTTGAACCCAGCACTGTGCCGGTGTCGTGGTTCCACAGCAGCTTGATGTCATTGCGTGCCTCAATAGAGCGCTTGAATGCACCTGGAGCAATACGCTCGATAAACGGCAGTGGCTCTGATGGGCTGTTGAATACGGCAGCGTAACCTTCAAAGGTCATGTAGTCGCCGTCTTCGCGTACCTCAAACTGAATCGGGGTAACGCGTGTTTCTATCTTCGACAATGCTTCGCCTTTCGCTCGGCCTTCGTTTTCTTCTTCAATTCTAGCAACGACACCTTCGGCATAAGTGAGTGTGCGTTGTGCTGCGCGCTTAGATGGACCTGAACCCCAAAGCAAGTGTGCAACTACGCCAGGGCTAGGATAATCAGGAGAATCAGGTTGTGCGGCGGGACTGTCAAGATCAGGTAGATGACGAGCAATCCAAGCCCGAATCCTAACCCATTTATCAGCAGTGACATTGCCAGCTGCCATGGCTCTTGCTTCGCGAATCGTTCTTTCAACCAATCCATCTCCACCGAATCCTTGCTCGTAGTATTCAAGGCCCCTGCGGGCGGCTGCTCTCATGTAGGAGGGCGGCTCTAGGTTGACTTCTCTGTATTCGACTTCGCTTCTGTCGCTATCGTCGTCATCTTCGTCTTCTGGCTCGTCTTCCGGTTCTGGAAGCGGAGCTATCTGAGTCAGGGTTGAAAACTTGTGTCCAACATAAACATCGGTGTCTCTCCAGCCGCCGTTGTATTCTTCGTAAACCTGAATTAGCGCAGCTGGGTCAGCTGGGGTTCCAGTTACTGTGACAGAACTGTCTGGGACATTGATACGGCCATCTTCAACGATTTCTTTGATTTCGCCTCTTGCTCGTCCACCTGAACTGTTCCAAGAAACATAGTCACCGACTTTGAGTGTTCCAGGCATAGCGCGCTCGCCGCCTGGCTCCATGTCTTCGGCAATTGAAAGCGCGACCATCTGATCAATGGCCTCTTGCTTTGTACGGTGGCAGCCCATTACTTCTCCGTCGGACTTTTCGACTGCCCAACCACCGCAGTCTGGGTTCTTATCTGAAATGTAATAAGGCATTAGCCTAACCTCGCTTCTACGACAACCGTCCCGCCTAAAGCGACTGCCGTTCCGTTGATTGTGATGCCAGCGGCGTTTACATCTATAGCCACTGTTTGTGTGCCTGAGTCATAAGTTATCGGAGATGTTGCAGCTACGACTCCTGTTGGTCCGGTAGGTCCGGTAGCTCCTGTGGCACCGGTTTCACCTTGGATGCCCTGAGGTCCTTGCGGGCCAGTTTCCCCCTGAATACCTTGTGGCCCTTGAGGACCTGTTTCGCCCTGCGGCCCTTGGGGTCCTGTCGCTCCGGTTTCACCAGTGTCCCCCTTGTCTCCTTTATCGCCTTTTGCGCCCTGAATACCTTGCGGTCCAGTCTCGCCCTGAATTCCTTGTGGTCCTTGATCTCCGGTGTCACCTTTAGGTCCTTGTGGTCCTGTAAGTCCAGTTGCACCAGTCGGACCAGTTTCACCTTGAATGCCTTGAATGCCCTGTGGACCTTGAGCGCCAGTTTCACCTTGCGGGCCTTGTGGACCAGTTGCGCCAGTTGCACCAGTCGCGCCTGTGTCACCTTTATCGCCTTTATCGCCTTTGGGCAAAACAAGACTGAGTGTTTGTGATGGAGAAGTGCCAGCTATTGTTGCTGCCGCTGCCGTGCCGCCAGTGACCGAACCAATTGTCAAAACATTGGCAGGACCAATCTCACCTTGAATACCCTGCGGGCCTTGCGGACCTGAATTGCCCAGAGTGACGGTTGTTGAAGTTTCAGTTACAGCAACATCTACCTCTGACTCATTTACTGTGAGTAAGGTATTGGTTTCTGTAATTGCAACAACGGATTGGCTCATTAGCGAGTTACCTCAGCTTGGATTTGGAAAGTTCCCTGAATAAGTCTTGTAACTGCCGAGCCTGAGTTCAGCTCTAGGTCATAGACATACTGACCTGGTGTTGCAGCGCCCATGGTTGTTGAATCAATCGTGACATCAATTGTTCCAGCGGTTCCACCGAGTGTGATACCTGAGCCATTGGTCAGACTAAGGATTGCGGTGCTTGCGTTAGCGGCAGTGCGCACCTGCATTGCTGCGGTGTAGTTAGTCAGATTCACCGCCGAACCGCCAATTGTCCAAGTCAGGTTCAAGTCATAAGTTGCGCCCTGATAGGCGGTGATGTTGTATTTTCCTGGTTTTATCATTAGTGCTGAGTCACCACCATTATTCGTAAGTTTGCTCCTTGAGCATTGTCAGTAATTGCCCAAAGTCCATCGCCAGGTGGCAATGTAATTATTGAAGTTTGTGTAGCAACAGCGTGCATTCCATTAGTTGTCGTTACCTCTGCATTTCCTAAAAAGATTTCACGATTTTGACTATGTTCGTGATTGTGAATGCAAACTTCTTGAGGTTCAACGCTAGGCGGGACTACTTGTATCCTGACATTTTGAACTAAGTCATAGCCAAATGTTTTGACTGGCATTACTCTCCTTCAGGCTGTAGCTGAACCGAAACTGCGCCAGTGTGCTGGAAGTCTGGCAAGCCAAGCTTCGCAGCAGCATCAACTGGGTCGTAGCCTGACTGAACCAAACGCTGTAGCATTTCCACCTTGGCGGACATTGCCGATAGGTCGGCTGCATCAACATTCACATTGGCAAGTGGGACGCGGACTGTCTCTGCCGATGGGTCTTCGATTGGCTCTAGGTCTTCAAAGCGACGAATGTCGTTGATCTTGTAGTAACCAGACTGAAGACCGCGTGCGTAAGCTTCGGTGCGTGAATTGACATCTGCTCGTAGCAATCCGTCCAAACTGAATTTTACGAATGCTGCTTCTTTGCCAGTCTCTTGCGACAACAGCGCAGTCAAAGCGCCTTCTAGCTTCTGAGCAATTGGACGAAGCGTGTGAGTTACGAAAGCAATGTTGTTTTGTTCAACTGATGCGTAAGTGTTTGTGCCAGGTAGTCCAAGTAGGTGTGGTGGAATGTTGAATGCGCGTGCAACATCTTCAACTGCCATTCTGCGGCTGTCTAAGAACTGAGCTTGGTCATTTGGAACATTCGTTGGCTTGTAGCTTGCACCGCCAGTAATGATTGCTGTCTTGTGCGCTCTTGCCCATCCGCGGTGGCGTGAGTCGAATGCTTCTTGCATTGACTTAGCTTGTTCTGCGGTTAGGTTGCCTGGA